CGAAGTCAGCAACATAGCCGAAGTCGTTGGGGGCAATGGTCTGGGCTGCCACGCCAAGGAAATATTCGGGCGAGATAGTACCGTCGGCAATGGCGGGCGCGCCGATAATCTTGCCGGAGGCGCCGAGAGCGCTGGTAGCCATGACAAGCTGGCCAGTGGCAATAGAGACGGCGGCGCCGTTCTTGATATAAAAGAGAGTTTCCTGCCCGACTTGCAGAGTCACGCCGTTATATAGGCCAACGTCGAGGGTACCGTCGTTCAAATTCCAAGTAAGTTCGCCGGCTGTCGTAGGTGCCGTACTGCCCGACGTATCAAAGTCGATGTACTGAACTTCCGTCAGGAAGTCGCCGACCCTATTGACTTTGGTCGAGACAACCGCGTTGACGGAGGTGATGGCGGCAGCATTGATGGAGGTGAGGACGGAGACCGCGTTGACTTGGACTTGGAGCGCCGAGACGGAAGCCGAAACGGCAGCCACGCGGATTTCGAGGGCCGAGACGCGCGGTTCAAGGGCAGCCAGAGCGGAGGCGTCAATGGCTGCGAGGGCCGAATTGATAGCGGAGATGGAGGCTTGGACTGCCAGCATCTGCACGTTGAGGACGGAGACGGAAGCCGAGACGGCAGTCAACCGCACATCAAGGACCGACACCACATTGTTGATAGAGGTGATGGCAGCCGAGTTGGCGGCACCGGTTGCAGAGGCCGCACTTACGCGGATCTCAAGCGCGGACACCACATTGTTAATGGAGGTGATTGCCGCCGCATTGGTGACACCGGTAGCCGAAACTGCGCTGACGCGGATTTCTAGAGCGGAGACAACATTGTTGATGGACGTGATAGCGGCAGCATTAGCCACGCCGGTTGCGGAGGCCGCGCTGACCCGAACTTCGAGAGCCGACACCACGTTGTTGGTGGACGTGAGGGCCGAGGAAAGGGAGACGGCCGCAGCCGAAACGGCACTGACACGAACCTCAAGCGCCGAGACAACCGCATTGACAGAGGTGATGGCGGCCGTGTTAGCGGAGACGGCAGCCGACACATTGTCGAGGCGCAGCGAAACAGCAGCCACGTCATTGGTGACGGCGCTGGTGGCGAAGATGGCGACCGTAGCTAGGTTGGTTTGCAAGGTGCCGCTGTTCTGCACAATAGGCAGAAGCTCGACGCCGGTAAGGGGGCCAGCGGTCGTAAGTTCGGAAATCTTTTTCGGATCGGCCATCTGGATTCCCTTTAGGTCGCCGGCTCGATCACCAGCTTGCCCTCATCGACAAGGCGCATAATGTTCTGGTAGTCGGTGTTCGCCGGGTCGAGCGGCACGAAGCTGGTCGCGCCGTTGATGTCGCAGCGGATGCCTGTTGAGTTACCAAATAGATCATTGTAATATTGGGCGTTGGTGTACATGGTTCAGAGTTCCGCAGATGCCGTTGCTTGAATAATATAATACCCGCCAGCAAGCACAGAGCCTGTGCCCCGTATTCCAACAGACGACTGTCCTGTGGAAGTCACTGCTGCTGTAGGTCTTGCGCCGCCCTGATCACTCCAATTTGCTGATGCTTGGTCTGGGGCAAAAGTAACAATCGTAGGAACTGCCCGCATAGGGCAAGCAAACCACCAACTTGCATTAATAGAAACATTTGTTACGGAGCCAGAGGCGGTCAAGCCTCCATTACCGCTGACATTCTGAGCGGGGGCCGTTGCTTGATCAAATGTCTTCTGAAAATACCTCTGGCACAGCGCCAGTTCCTGCCCGTACTGCCGGCGCTCAAACGGCGTGGCGACGCTGCCGACTTCAAGCTGGACGCCGGTCAGGAAGAAGGTCGCTCCGTTGGTAGCCATCGGCGACACGCTTCCGGTCGCACCAATAAAATTGGCTGCCGCCCATGTGCCAGCGGTTCCGCGAAACGTTGAACCAGACCCGAGATCAAAGTTCAGGCTCAACCCAGCCGAATTGTCCGTTGCCCATGTCCCTGTTGTGTCTCCGGGGATTGTGACAGTTCGGTAAGTCCAGGTGTCGGCTGAAGCAATGCTGTAGGTAAAGGGGTACGACCTGTTGAGCGAACCGTTGCGAATAGAGCCGCCGAACGTGCCGGTCACGGATGAGCGAACCCAGAAAGACAAGGTAACGGTCACCGCAGAGGCAGTTCCCCAGGCCAAGTCTCCAACATTAAATCCCTCAATTAGTTGCTGAGAGACAAACAGGTCGGACGAACCAATAGTTGCCCCCGTGAGCGCCCGAAAAATGGTCGAGTTGTTGAAACCGGCAGGGGCAATTGTTGATTGCTGCACCTGCATGTTGTTCGCAATGCTTGCCGAGTTTATCCAACGATCAAGCCAATATGCGGCTCCGGCCCCATAGGTGCCAGCCGAAGTCCCATTCCGCTGGCTGATTCGCATATCCCCATTGATGATGCGGTTCCGCAGGAAGCTGGACGCCATCGCCGCAGTGCCCGCGAAGGTTGCGTTGCCCGAAGCGTCGAGGACGATGTTGTTCGAGACAGAGGCGGCGGACTTGATGTTCGTCGCTTGGATTGTTGACATCAGGTGGCCTCCACAGCGTCAAGCTGTTCCTGCGTGGGGCGTGGCAGCGTCGGGTGGCTCCAGGCGGCAATGTAGTCGCCCCGACCATCGCTGTCGTTCTGGAGACGGATGACGGTTAGGAAGTCCTGCGTCACCAGCGTTGGGTAGATCGCCATGATGCGGTCGTAGAGGGTCATCATGCAGCCCTTGCCAAGAAACCGTTAAAATATGTGTATGCTTGACCCGTGCCTAGGTTAACCGTTACGCCAGATTGTTGATACCAAAACATCTCAACGTAATCGGTTGTGCCGTTCATATAAACAAGACTTGCAACTGTTGACTCGGAAGGACCATTTATGACGCTAGACCATACACCACGCCTAAACTCGAAGCCATTCTTGAATATTGCAACTAACTGGTTAACATAAGCGCCGCCAAATATGGCTCCGTTAAACTGGTAATAACCGGCCACATTGGGCGTGAAGCGAGACAGCCCTGTGTCAAAGCAACTGTTGGTGTCAAACTCTTCAGAAACAAGGACAACCTTCGTAAAGGTTGCCGTTGCGGTGTTTGTGGCAGTGCTGGCAAATGCTCCGAACGCAGGCCCAGCAAGCACCGAAACACCACCAACTGTAGGCGGCGAGACAAAGTTCACAACGCCGGTAGCGTTGATACGCATGACTTCCGTGCCGCCCTCTGCAAAGGCGATGGTGTCAGCCGCAGGGAAGAACATTCCCGTGTTCGCGTCGGTGCCCTGCACGGCAGGCGTTGCGGCAGAGCCGTCCGTGCCAGAGATGCCGGTAGTTCCGGAAATGATTACGGGCATCAGGGGGTCTCCGAAGGAGCGATGACGAGCTTGCCTTCAGCTACCAGGGCCATGATATTTTTGTAGTCGGTATTCGCCTCATCTAGGGGCACGAAGCTGGTCGCGCCGTTGATGTCGCAGCGGATGGCTGATTGGTTGCCGGAAAGGTCTATGTGATAGGTGGCGTTGGAGTACATTGTCAAAGCTCCGACGAAGCTGTCCAGGAGGAATGGCAAAATCCACTGCTACTGAGCGTAAAGCTGTATTCGGCGGCAAATTCTCCCTGCCCTCCACCGCCGGGCGTGAGAAATGGCCCTGAAACTAGTGCAGATGAAGACGATAACGCAACAGTTGTGGTAGCGGCTGCACGCTTCTGAACCTTCCAATAAACTGTTGTCGCATCTAGGTTTGAGGTTCCTGTCGTTATGAATCGCCACACAAAGCCACGTTCATAATACCTCTGGCACAGCATCAGTTCCTGCCCATACTGGCGGCGCTCAAAAGGTGTGGCTACAGAGCCAACCTCGAACTGCACGCCGGTCAGGTAGAAGGTCGCGCCAGCGTTAGCGATCCAGTTGACGCAGCCCGACGTGCGGAAAAAGCCGCCGCCAGCGCCCCAAGCTCCTGCCGTTGTGTTGCTGTTTGAGCCGGAACCCAAATCAAAGCAGACGCCAACGCCCAGACCATTGCCCACATTCTGCGTGCCACTGGTGTCACCCGGAATGGTGAGCGTCTTAAACTCCCAAGTGTTCGCCACGTTTACGGTGTATGTCGTGACATAAGATCGGGTGTACGCGGCGCTCTGAATGCCCACACCGTAAGTGCCGGTAACAGACGAGCGCACCCAGAAGGACAGCGTGACAGTCTGGGCCGATGCCGTGCCCCAACCCAAGTCAGAGGTGTTGAAGCCTTCAATGCGCTGCTCAAAATCATACACATCGCCAGCAGCGATTGAGGCGTCGGCGGTCTGTACAGTCAGGGCTGCTGAGTAAGCAAACCCGGTCGGAACAACTGCCGTAGACTGCTGGTTGGCAATAACACCACCACCCGAGACGCGATTGAGCCAACGATCAAGCGAGTAGCTGTCAGAACTGACGTTCACCGAAGACGTGCTATTCCGTTGAGATACGGACATCGCACCATTGATGATGCGGTTCCGCAGAAAGCTGCTGCTCGGCACCAGACCAGCATTGAAGGTGGCGTTGCCCGAGAAGGTCGTCGTGCCAGAGTAGGTGACGTTGCCGCTGTTGTCGGACGCGATAAGCGTGCCGTTGACAGTCGGAAGGTTCAGCGTCGTTGTCGTGCCGACAGCAGGCACGTCCATTGTGACGGAGCCGCCACCGGAGGAGTTGAGTCTAACAGGAATGGTCGCCTCCTATGAGGTCGAAAGCAGACATCACAAAACAGTCCATGTGCTGCCCGAAGGCACGGTCACGACTACTCCACTGTTAACGGAAATCGGCCCTGTCGTCATGGCGTTGTAGTTGGTCGGGATCGTGTAGTTGGCCGACACCGTAGTCGGGTTCACGAAGAACGTGCCAGCCACATCGCCATTGACCGTAAGACGAGAGACAGCCGTACTCGTAGCAATCATGAAGTTGGCGTTGCCGTCGATACGGGCAGACTCGGTGCCACCCTCAGTGAAGGCTATCGTGTCAGCGGCAGGGAAGAAAATGCCCGTGTTTATGTCCCCCGCCGCTGTGATGGAGGGCAGGGACACAGAGCCTAGGTTGAACTCAACCTGGGCGTTGCTGTTGATACGAAGGGCCTCAACGCCACCCTCAGTAAAGGCAATCGTGTTGGCGGCTGGGGAGAAGATGCCCGTGTTGGTGTCGCCCGAGAACGTCAAGCCTGGGGAGGCCGCAGTTCCTGGCACAATGCCAAGAACGCCGGTCATCGTATCGCCAGCCTTGGCGACAGCGCCCAGGGCAGTCAGAGCATTAGGAGCCGTCGTCGCCCCAGTACCACCGCTGCCAATCGCCAGCGTACCCCCAAGGGTTACTGCCCCAAACGAATCAGTGGACGGCGTAAGGCCGGTAGAGCCGCCGCTGACAGACTGAACGGTCCTGCTGGCAGGCAGGCTGATAAAGACATCCTTCGTGCCAGCGCCGAAGTTGACGATGCTGCCCCCGTTACTAGACGAGAGAATCGTCGTGCGAGCCAGGGTGGACGGAGCCGTAAACGTGCCGATACCAACTTCCCAGTTGGAGCCGCCCTGATCCGCCGCCGTGTAGTAGGTCGTGTCGCCCGTATCGAGAACCGCGTCGAACGTCTGATACCCAGTGACCGCACCAGCAAGGGCAATGCTGCCCGTGCCAACGGTAACGCTGGATTCCCTGACGCGATCCGCAATTACGAAAGGCATCTCAGTTGATCCTTACAATCGCGCTGAGATCGGTGATCTGAGGGAACTGCACCTGGAAGACATTGTTCACCGCGAACCTCGTCGTGCCGAAGTCTAGCACAAGGCAAGCCGGGTTGGTGTAGGTATGCGCCGGGGTCGTGTTGTAGATTACTGCCCCACGAGCAGAAAACGTGGCAGCCGCCCAGGTTGCTGTCTGGAATGAGCAAACACCAGCCAAGTTGTACTCGGTTGGTCCTATGTTGGTGAGAGCTAGGCCACCAGCCGTGTAACCGCCTCCGGAGATTTCTCCCGTCGTGGTGTAGGCAGCCGTCGTGGAGTTCAGGGTCGCAGCCTCAGTGTAGAGGGCGATCTTGAACGTGTCCCCACCGACCGTGCGGAAGTCATGCACGCCTTCGAGAATCTGCTTCTTGAAGCTCGTGCAGAAGGCTTGAACGATTGCCATCGGCTAATCCTAGGTCGGCGCGATACGCGGCATGTCGAGGCGGAAGTTATCGCGCTTATCCATGCCTTCGCCCAGATTCTTCAGCCTGCCAAGAGCCTCATCGTACCGCTGGCGGTAAAGGGTCTGAAGGTCAGCATCACCCTTCATGTAGGTGTAGGCTTCACACAGCGCCCCATAGAAGAGGACGCTCTCCGTGTTATCGCCAAGCCAGGACGTGCCTGTATCCACGATGCTCGGCGGCTCATAGAAGTAGTGAAGCTCGACCTCGAAGAAGTCGTTCGGAGCAGGCGCAACCACGAACGTCGCGTCGTTGAACAGCGCGTAGTAGCGAGGCACGCCCGTCACCGAAGGGTTCGGGAAGGCCTCGTTGATATACCCAACCTCCTTCTCCAGCATGTAGGAGTACACGCCGGAAGCGCTCTTCACCGCCATAGAGTAGGCGGCGAGGAAGTCGGTGGGGCAGGCAAGGTACTTGTTGTTCGCCACGAAGTTAGACGTGGCGTTGCGCTTGAGGACTGGGATCTGAGCGGACTGATAGATCCGGTCCTCAGCCAGCCGAACGATGTCAGGAATGGCAGCCACGAACTCCGTCGAGGAGTTCTGCGTGTAGTCCTGAAGGAGAGCTACAAGCGTCGTGTAATTCATGGCTGCCTATTTCCCTCAGCCCATTGGGCCGCGAGCCATAATACCCTTGGTAGCCGCGCCTGTCCCACGAATCTTCGTGGCCTTCTTGGGCGAGCCCTCATTGGCAACAATGGCTTCGTTCGGGGCCTTCTGGATACCCTTGTCGGCAACCGGCTTCAGGTCATACGCGCTCGCGTCAACCGTCTTCACGCCGTCCGGAGTCTTCTTGCCGTAAACGGCACCGCCCGTCTGGTTCATGGCACGAGCAACGTTCCGCCCGTACTTCTTCATGTCCATGCTGGTCGGCGTGTGGGCTTTGCCCTTCATGATACGCTCCTATCCTACAAAGATAGCAACGTTGCCCACGTTGCCGTTCGTGGTGGTGGCAGAATTGCCAACCGGGTTCCAGCCGCAGAGGCTTCGGCCTGGGTTAATATCCGGTCTCGGATCCTGCAAAGCAACCGGATCGTTGATCGGGAACTTGCCTAGCTGATACTGTGGATGGTCAACGTCGTTGCACTCATCGCACACCTTTAGGCCGGTCGGAATCTGGTTGACGACCTGCCAAGTAAGGTCTTTTAGATCGTACCTCTGGTAACAACGATCACAAAAAGCGTAAGCTTTGTTGCCACGAGCAAACTTAACTGCCATTTGCGTACACCTTTACAGACTCACGCAAGGCGACAAGATTGTCTCGTATCTCGGCCCTAAGCGCACGCTCCTCTTCTGGCATCGCATTCCAGGAGCCCCTGTATTGCTTGCCGTCGTTGATGGGCCAACGCAAAGCTTCTGTGACCTGTTCGTACTTCACGACGCAGTATGGCTGAATAGCCTTCAGGAAGGCAAAGGCGTTGGTCCCAGAAAGGACAAGGCCCCATGTGTAAACATGGTCCTTCTTCTTTTCGTAGGTTGCCTTGCCCTTGTTGAGCCGAATGGACCCGCCAAACTTGTTGTTGATTAGCTCAAGCGGCCTTCTGTCTTGCTGGGCGATGGAAACCTGAAGGTAGTAGTTCCACCCACCACGAACGCCGCTGTTCTTGCAACGGGCCACCAGCACACAGCCTTCCCCGTCGAAGAAGCCTGCTGCCCAGATATCAAAGTGGGGAGACTTGATGTCGATCATGGGTAGGACGACCAGGGCACGAAGCGAGCAGGCTCACGACCGCGATCTTCATCCGCAGCAAGCTGGAACTGCTCCATGTATTCCTGCTTCAGCAGGGGAACCCTGGCCGCAGCCTCCGGGCGCTTCATGGCGATCTGAAACGCCAGTCCTGCCACGAGGCACGGCACAAAGCGCACCGGCATGTCCATCACGTCAGTTGACGTAGTAGCATCCTGAATCCGACGCATCGTCCAATACAGGATCGTGTACGGCAGATCGGGCACAGGCCACAGCGTGAACTCAGGATTCACCTGTCGGTTCACATAAATCTGAAGAGGACGACCCGTCGTGTTCTTGTTCGGTAGGGCAGCATAATCGCCCAGGCCGATACGAGACACGGTGTAGTCCAGGGCAGAGCCACTGGTGTTCACCCGGATCATCGTCTCGATGATATCAATCGTGTCGGCAGGCAGGGAGTAGGTCTTAACGCCCGGCGTGAGCGCGACATTGTGTTCCTGCACGGTCCACAGGTTCAGACCCCTGTTGGACCACTCAGCCGACAGGATGTTCAGAGAGCGGCGCGCAGTCCGGAAGTCGTAGCCCGTGCGAGCCTCCAGGCCAGCACGCTCATACGCCTCCTCGATGAGATCAACGATCTCCAGATTCCAGACGGCTGTGCCGGAGGTGGTCATTTACGGGCGTCCAAACTTGGAAAGCGTGTTAACCAGACGAGCGCGCCTACCCATGACACCCGGCTTCTTGGCTGCCGCCGCCAGCGTCTTGGCGGGGATCTTCTGCCCAGCCTTCACGCCAAGGGACTTACGCAGAGCGCCGGGCTTCTTGATAGCCTTCTGGATCCACTTCGCGGCCATCTACTTGGTCCTTCCGCTAGGTGTTATAGGCCAAGCCTTGCGGGCTGGGCCAGTTTTCCTTTTAGACATCGTCGCCTTCTGGGACGCGGACATCTTGGCAGCAGCAGCGGCTGGGCGGCAGGCAGGGTAGGAGCGCTTGGACTTCTCAGACCCGCTTCGCCCACACGGCTTGCCGGTCTTTACGTCCACCCACTTCTCACCAAACCATTTGCCCAGACCGCCCTTCACTTCTTAGACACCCTGTTATCCGACCCACGCCAAGTGCCACCCTTCTTCTTGTACTCCTTGGATGCCCAGGCATTCGCATAGGCAGAAGGGTACACGTCGAACTTGGCCCTGGCGGCGCTCTTGGCAGCAGCCCACAGCTTCGGGTTCTGCGGCTTGACCCGCCCACCCTCTGCCATGCGAGAAGCTTCGGAGAGAGCAATCGCCACAGCCTGCTTCGGGTTCTTCACCTTCTGCCCACTGGACGACTTGAGGGAGCCCTCTTTGAACTCCCTCATGACCTTCCCGATTTTCTCCTGCTTCTTCACACCATGCGGCCCTTGGTCTTGCCACGAGTGGCGCAACCATCGGCACGGCTGCTGGCAGAAGACTTAACAGACCCACCCTTCGCCATACGACGACCGGGCATCGGCTCATCAGTCGGAACCGCATTCGAGCGGAAATCCCGCATGCCACGAGGAGGTGTCATATCCTCCTCGAAGCTACGGGCAGAAGGACGACGACCCGGCATCGGCTCGTCGGTGGGGACCATCTCTGGGCGGGGCATGCCACGCATACCACGCGGCGGGGTCATGTCTTCCTCGTAGGAAGGCGCGCGACGACGGCGGTCCATTAGATGAACTTCCCTTTGGTTTTGCCACGAGCGGCACAGCCATCGGCACGCTTGGAGGCAGAGCCGCCAGCCGCCATCTTCTTGACGTAGCCGCCCTTATTCATCCTGCCGGGCGGCATACGACCGCCGACGTTCGGAGCCCCAGAGTTGGCATAGTTAGGTCGAGGTGGTCCAAGATTACCAAAGTCAGGTTGCGCACTTGGATTCCCTCGACTGCCCAAGGGGGACTGTGCGGATGTGGGGGCTCCTTGAGATTGCATGGCGGGTCGCGCCATAGGAGCTTGGCCCCGTCCATGAAGGGAGGCCAGTGCCTGACTCGCCTGCATCGGAGTGGGGCGAGGACGCCCAACCTTCCCCCTAAACATCAGACGAACCTCCCCTTGGTCTTGCCCTTGGTCTCAACGCCACCGCCACGAGCCATCTTGGCGTAGCCGCCCTTCTTCATGCCCTTGCCTTCGGATTTGTCTTCCATCTTCTCGGCGCGAGCGATCTCCTTGCGGATCAGCTTCTTGTCCATCGCCGCGTCAGGATGAACGCCGCCACCCTTCGCCATGCCACCTGGACGCATCGCGCGAGCGCCGAAACGCGGCATCGCCATCGACGCATCCTTCATGCCGCCGCCAACCTTGGGCATCTTCGGCTTCTTCATCATGTCTATTCTCCTGCCATCTTGATGGCTTCCTGTTCACACTCGTCAGTGCGGCGAAGCCAACCGCGACCGAAGGTCTCGAAAGCCTTGAGGCTTTTATAAAACTCACGCCGGGTGTCAGCAAAGCGAATAATCAGATCCTTAGCAGGCACCGCATTCACAGCAGCCGCCGTCTTTGGACCGATTGCTCCGTCCTCTACTGCCCCAACACAACGCTGAAGCAGCTTCGCTGCACGACCAGTCCCGCCGTTCACCGCAAGATCGAAAACAGACAGGTCCACGCCAGGAGCCCACTCGTCGCAGCGGGCCTTATCCCAATACCGAGTACGGTACAGGTCATGGAAGTGAGCGTCTGGAATGGCGCGAAGCTCTTCCTTGCTCACGTCCCGACCAAGGTATTCCTTATAGACCGCCAGGGTCACGCCCTTCATGGTCGCACCACCAGGATCGCGAGGATGGTCCGACCACCCACCTTCATGGTGCAGGACGAACTTCAGACAGCGCTCAAAGTTGTCTTTCACTTGCCCATGATCCTGTTCATGGCCTGGGTCTTCTCGCGAGAGCCAGCCGAAGAGCCGAAGTAGTAAGAGACGATAGCGCCCCATGCCGTACCCAGCGTGCCAAGCATAACCAGCATTGCTTCGCCGCCATTGGCAGGAAGACCGTTGGCAATCATCCAGAACAGAACGCCGAAGAAGCCGAAGGTCACAGCAGCCGCAAGGAACTTTGGCGTGTGGTCGCCTGTCTTAACTTCTCGCTCGCGGGCAGAACTGCGATCCTCGTTCGAGATGCGCTCAAGATCAACATCAAGCTCACGCATACGGATCACGAAATGCTGCTCTGCCTGCTTCAAGGCTAGCAGTTGTTCCGGCGTGGCGATCTTGGCTGCCTCTAGAAGCTCATCCTCAGTCCCATCCGGCTTGCCAAGAAGAGCTTCGGAGATGGCGCGAGTTGCCATCCCTGCCAGTGGACCGCCTACGGCAGTAGCAATAGACGGGGCTACCGTCTTAACGAGGTTGAGCAGGGCTTCCATTTCTGGACTCCAGAAGGGCCACACGACGCTCAAGTTCGGTGATCATGCGTGTCAGGTCAGACCGGATCGAAGCGCGGGCGGCAGCCGCGTCAGCGGCCATCTCCAGTCGGCCACGCTCAATCCCAGCCATGCTGCGCTCACGATCAAGCGTCATGTTGCCACGAGCGATGGCAGCATCCCGCTCCACCTGTTCGATCCGATTGGACAGATGCTCACGAATCTGAGCCATGTCGATGGTCGTGCCCTGCGGCGGAATGGCCCGGTTGTCCTGGGTCACCACCACAGCGATCCTCGACTTCAGGATCGTGATCTCATTGTTGGCAGATGACAGGGAGGTCATCAGGTACACGACGCAGCTAAACAGGATAGGGATAGCTGCGAAGACAACCTTCTCGATCAACGCCCCCTTAGAAGCGTTGGCTGCCATCTGCTCGGACATCTGAGCCTGCTTGGCAGAATCCGACATGGCGTTAGTCCTGGCTCACTTCGACAGGCTTCTTCTTCCCAAGAAGCTTCTGAACCGTCTCTGTCTCGTAGATCCGGATCCCAGTCCAGCAAATCGTGAAGATCGCTGCGATGCTCGGCAGAACGCCAGCTAGAGTAGCCACAACAGTTCCTATAGAAACCGCATCAACAACGTTCTTCACTGCTTCCGTATCTTGGGTCATATCAGCAGTTCCAGGCCCGCAAGGACTTGTTGATACGAGAGTTGGGGTCGTTGGCCGTCTTGGCAGAGGTCAGCTTCTTCTTCATGCCCTTCATCCGAGCACAGAAGCTATCTCTGCGCGAACCGCCCTCTGGCTGAGGGGGCTTCAACCCAGGTTTCCCTGGGTTGGCCTTGTTGTACGACGCGCGACCCTTTGCATTTAGACCGCCCTTCGGGTTCTTGCCCTCAGAGCGCTGCCATGCAGGGGTCTTAGCCATAGATAACCATCACTGAGGCAACGTCCGTCAGGTCGGCAAAGATGCCAGTCTGAAAGAGAAGCCCCTCACCCGGCATGAGGATCCAGTTGGTGCTAGTCGAGCCGGTGATCGTGTTGATGGTAATCTTGCTGGCACCAGACACGGTGGTGCCGTCTCGAAAGACGACACTGCCAGCCCCAGCAGCGGGAACGATGTAGATACCCTTCACGCGGCAGCGACCAATGGCCCTGCCCGCTTGGTCATTCATCACGCCGTCCGTCGTGCGGACGGCGCTAGCAAGGACATCTGTCTGCATGACGCAGAACCCTCCTTAGCTGGTTAGGCGCTGGCGGGGTTCTGAGCGCCGTTCGGAGCGCGCTGGACGTAGCTGACGGTCACGATGGCGCGACCCACGCCCGCCTCAGTGCCCACCGCATAGCGGACAAAGACCGGCGTGTCGGCAGAGGTCGAGGTCTGCCAAGCAAGCTGCGTCGTCGCCGTCGTGGTGCCACGAAAGCGACCGCCAGCGGTGGTGGCAACCGCCGCCATAAGCTGAGCGCCGCCAGAGGCATTACCGACAGACACGGTCGAGGTCGAGGAACCACCCGGCACCACAACCTGATCGACGGTGATGTCCACGATCTGCGAACCCTGGGGCAGAATGCCAAGCGCAGCGTCCACGTTGCCGACGCCAGCCGTCACAACGCCCGTGTCGTAGGACTGGGTGAGAACCACAAGGCCCGTGTTGCGCGCAGCGCCTTCACGAATTGTACCGGAACGGACTGGGCCGGAAAACGAGGTAAAAGCCATCGTTCTTCTCGCACGATCAAGGCTCTACTGTCTTCGTGCGTGTCTGCCGGGACAGTCAGTAGAGCCGGGTTAACCCGGAACTGCCCGCATTATGCCCGCCTATAAAAGACAAGGGCAAGAGAAAATGTGAGAAGGGGGCCGAAGCCCCCTCCCCTTTTACGCTCAGGTCGAACCCGGCGAGCCGTAGATGCCCAGCGGGTCAGAGACGCCGAACGAATAACGCTCGCGAGCCTTGTAGCGAGCATTGCCCGTGTCGAAGTCACCGTCCATCGACGTGGCAAGCGGCGAACGCACAAAGTGCTTCATGCCGTTCGGCACATCGGTGGTCAGGAACCAGCCGTTCGGGTCGGTCAGGAAGTGGTTGACCGTGTAGCCTTCGGGGATCGACCCGTTGGACTTCACCGCGTTGATGTCGTTGTCAGCCGTGCCGACACGGAGTTCCGTCTCAAGCAGGCGGGTGGCAACGAACATCAGCGCAGGCGGCACAATCAGCTTACGCGGGCGGGCCGCAATAAGCAGGCTGCGCTCGTCCGTCCAGGCGGCGATCTGAATGACAGCGGCCTCAAGGGCCGTCTCATTCAGGTCAACCGGCGTGGCCGGGCGGTTGCTGTTGTAGCCACCGGACACCAGCGGGTGCTGGGTGCTGAACAGGGTCACGCCGTCACCAGACTGGTAGCTGGTGAAGCCGTTGTTCAGCGGGAAGGCAGCCTTGATCTGCTTCGTATACGCCATCGAGCGCGCAAGCGCCTTGGTGTAACGGGCCGACAGGCTGTCGTACAGGTTGTCTTCCATCGCCTCTTCGGTGATGGAGAAGCCGTACGCGATGGTCTCATGCGTATAACGAGCGGTCCAGGCTTCCTGGCCGTTGTCGTACGCAATCGCCGCACCTTCGTTCTTGACGGGGGCAGCAGCGAAGCCAGAGAGCTTCACTTCCTCTTCAAAGGAACGCTCCGAGTTCTCAGTCTCGTAGATTTCCTTATGCTCCTCAGCGTACCGCTTGTACTCCAGGCCAAACAGAGCGTTCAGACCCGGAAGCAGTTCCTTGAGAAGCTGTGCGCGTGAAATAGCCATCTTTCACAGCCTCCTTAGCTGGCAGCCGTACCGGCAGAGCCGGTATTGCCGGTGCGGTGGAAGTGCGTGTTGATACGCACGATCACGTCGGTGTACGCATCACCAATCTGGCTGGTCGTGCTGTTGACGAAGTCAACAATACGAACCGGAAGGGTGTTGGTCGTCGCGATGCTGGAGGCATCGAGGCCAACGCCAGAGTTGATGTTCGCGCCGCTGTTGCCAGCAACCGTCTGGATCAGAGCCGCGTTGCAGCCCAGAGCCGTCTGACCAAGGGTGTCGTCAGCCTGCACCTGGAACAGAGCGTCCGGGTCATCCACGACATAAGCCATGATGTCCGTCGCCGCGTTGCCAGACGTGTAGTTCTGGCGGAACACCGTACCGTAGGTCGGGTCGGTGAACGTGCAGCCCACGAACACGCCCACGAAGCCGAAGCCGCCACCCGTCGAGGTGATGGTCGCAGCGGTCGTGGTCGCGTTGAAGCGAGCCAGTGTACCACGAGTCGAGCCGGTGTTCGTGATGATCACCGGGTCACCGTACTGGATGCTCGTGCCGTAGCTGGCAGGAATCGCGTACTCGCGAGTCGAACCAGCGTACGACTGACCACCCAGAAGGTTCAGCGGGCGAAGCCCGTACGGGGAAGAGGTCGATGCCACTTTCCGTTACCTTTCTTCTGAGATTGGGGATTTACGGCCCAAGAGATCATTCCCTGGGGCCACGACCGAACGTGGTCTTCGATGACCGCTCCGGGCGGAGGACGGGCATGCGAGGATCACTCTCGCGCATAAGGTTGTTGTCCACGCTTTCCATCTGCTGATGCGCCATATTCCGGTAGTAGGCGTCACGCTGACGCGCGACCTCCTCCGGAATCTTACACAGAAGGAGACCGCCAACCTCAATGTTGCCCTTGAAGCGACTATTGGGGTCGGCTGCCAGCATAAGCTCAGGATGGTCATCTGCACGAACGGGCACGTAGCCCTCGCGAAGCTGCTTGCTGACGTTGGTGTTGTCCGCAGCATTCATCATGCTGGTGCGGACCCAGCGGAAGACATAGCCCGGTTCCGGCTTCGGGTCGGGCAGCAAAGAAGGAGGACGCCAAGAAGTCGGGCGAGCCTGCTGCTCGCGCGTTTCAAGGTCGCGGGGGGTGCGGTCAGCCATGACCGTAATCCTTCTTATACTGAGCGTAGTACTGCTCAGGCGTGAGACCGAGCCTACGTGCGACGGAGACCTGGGTCGGGGTTAGACGCACTGTGCGGGTGGTCTTGGCCGTTCTGGTTGCAGCGGCCACCACCGGAGATGCCTTTGCCGTCGCGTCAATTTCCGGCTCAGACTTCTGGAAGTACTCGGGGAACCGGCGCTCGATGCGCTTGTTAAGTTCCTCAAAGTACTTATCGCTACGCGGGTCGATCTTGCTGTCACGAATCAGCATGTCGCTGACCGCGTAGGCATAACCCGTCATCTCTTTCTCAAGCTCGTTCTGCCCCTCGAACCAGGGATTCTTATTAGCCCAGTCCACAACCTTCGTATCGGGCTGAGGGCGGGGCTTCGGAATCTCATAGGTCGGTTCAGGAACCGGAGCGGGCCTGTAGTTAGCGTAGCGCTCGTGTTCGTTCACGAAGCGCTGAAGCTGCTCCTGGTAATCCAGGAACTTCTCCGTATCGCCAGACTCGAAGGCTTCCTTCATCGCCCGCTTGGTGGCGGCGATGTCACCTTCGGCGCGAGCCTTGGCTTGATTGGCCGCAAACTGCTCAGTGTTGCCAGCAAGCTCGCGATACTTCTTGTTCTCTTCCGCAAGGCGCTCAGCCAAACGAATGGCCTCGTCACGCTCCTTGGCGGCGTACTCCTTCGCACGGCGCTCAGAGTGCGTCTTGAAGGAGAGTTCCTTCAGGCGCTTCTTCACACTCGCGCTGTAATTGGAGACCTCGTCATCACTGACGGTGATGTCGTCGTCGTTGTCCGTAACCTCTGGGGCTAGAGGACGACCACGATCTTCATCAGCCGCGTCATCAACGATCTCGATCTCGAAGTCGTCGTCGGCCTCTTCGGCCTTTCGTGTAGCGCTCATGCCCGTGCAATCCCCCTGGGATCCTCGACAACGCCCTCGACCGTATCGTCATTAATGATCCGGAACTCCCGACCATGAATCTTGATACGAGTGCCGCTGTACGCACGGAACAAAACCCAGTCTCCCTCCTTGCACCAAGCCCCGTCAGGGAACTTGTTGGGATCCTTATAGGCGAGCGACCCCATCTTTAGGACGAAGCCAACAACCGTTGCAAGGGATTCTTTCTCACGCACCTGTTCCGGCAAGTAAATGCCAGAGTCGGTCTTCTCTTCAAGCTCCGGAAGGGCGATCAGAAGCCTGAAACCGGAAGGTTCTGGAAGCTGGGTTGCGCCCCGAGCCTCTTCATCCGGCATCTTGATATCAACGTTAAGCATAGTAGTCCTTTAAGCGCACTGTTAGGGTCGTGCGATACCCTGCACCCATGATGGGTGGTTAGTCATGCTGGCGAAGACGTTCTTCCAAATCCAGCAATTCCCTTTCGGCTTTCGCCAAACCTTCAATCACGCCGACGTGGTGACGGTATTCTGCCCAATCCTGAGCCGCGCCGGTAGCCACGAAGTCAGCGTGTTCGTTCATCATGTCCCGAATCTTCTTGCGAAGATACTCCAGGACGCTGTCGTCAGAGACCATCACTTGCCCCTAGCCAGATCAGCGCCAGCCCGGATCGCATCAAGCTTCAGCTTGGCGATGTCGTAGTCGCGCTTCTGCTCAAACTCCTGCTGCTGAGACATAGACTTGATCCCAGCATTCATCCCAGCGATGCGCTCCTGAGAGCGAATCCGCTCGACCTCGATCTGCTGCTGACGCTCACGCGACATCTGATCGGCTTGGTCCTTCGCCATTTTGCGCTGGATCTCAGCCTGCTTGTTCTGGGCGTCCTGCATCTGGGCCATGACAACGGGATCCTGCATCTTCTGCTGGATTTCCTGCTGCTGCGCCTCAGCTTGGTCCTTCTGAAGCAGCTTGCCTGCCGCGTCTGCAACCAGCTTAGACAGGGCCACCTCGATGTCTTCCGGCAGGGGAGCGTCAGGAGGCGGCAGTTCCACGCCAAGCTGGTTCTCGATCTCCCGACGATACTGGAAGCCGATATGCTCAGCGATGTGAGCCATCGCCGCAGCCTGGATCATGCTGGCCTGGGGAGACTGACCGACCAGAGCAAGGATCTTGGGATCCTGCATCGCCGTCATGTGGACCTTAATGTGGGCCTCATGATCTTGGTAGAGGAACGCCTTCACTGGCTTACCAGACAGGATCGCCATGTTCTCAGACACGGGATCCATAGGCTTCTTCTCATCCGTGTTGGGGATGATCTTGCCAGGATCCTGAATGCCCAGGACCGTCAGCATCTGCCGGTGAAGCTCCGGCAGATCGTACATCTGCGGAGCCTGCTGGGCCAACTGAAGCGCGGCTTGGTACTGGACAACGCGCTGAGACAGGGAGGCAGCATTCGGGTCAGTGACCGGAATCACGTCGATTCTGCCATCATAGTCAGCGGTTCGAGTGGCCCCGAGATCCGTCTCGTAGTCGTAGTCGCCCTTCATGTTCTCCTGGATAATCTCAACCAGGAGGTCCAGTTCCTGCTTCATCGAGGCATGAAGACGAGCCTGCACCGCAGACATCACCTTCATCGCCCGCTCCATGAGAGCCAGGGTCGTGCCTACCGGGGCACTCTGGTTGGCATCACCAATCTGAAGATCGGCAATCGACGCGAAGCGACGGCCCTCCTCAACGAGCGTGCCAAGGAGACCAGCAAGAACCTGAGACGGTTCCTTGTAGGGCAGGAAGGTAATGCTGTCCTTGATGGCCCCAGAGGGGACATCAACGTCCCGGAACTCGCCCGGCATCAGGGGCGTGCTGTCGCCCTTGATACGAAGGCCACGAGCCTTCAGACCGGCGGGAAGGTTAGCCAGCGTACCCGCATCCACAAGCTGACGCAGGATCGAAGTCGCAGACTTGGCGATACCACCGATCAGGTGGATCAGGCCGAAGGGGTAGAAACCGAAACCAGGGATGTACCCATACTGAACAAAGTGCTGACGCTTCAGCTTGAGTTCGTCGCCCTGCTTCCAGTTCCGGTAAATAGACAGGACCACGCCCGTCGAACGCTCGACCGTCACGACATAGGGGAGGGCGATCCCAGTCGGTTCGCCGTCCTTGCCTACATCCTCGTAGCCCGGCAGATCCAGATCAACGTGAACTTCCAGCAACTGATGCCGGTCGTCCGTGTCGATCTGCTCTTCGCCCGCAAGCTTATCCTTGGTGCGCTGGATCTCGTTCCTGTCAGGAACGGGCTCGGACAGATCAACGTCCCGATAGAAGCCCATGACCTGAAGCTTCCGAATCTCGTTCGGGTGCTTCCGCATAATGTGCGTGTATCGGGGTGCGGTCTGGAGATCCGATGCCCCATAAGGGGCAACAAAGTCTTCAGCGGGGATATAGATCGAAGCAGGCCGACCAAGGGTCGGGTCGAAGTACACTTTCTTGAATGCTGCCCCAGCAAGAGGGAGAGCGAAGAGCATGCGCTCATGCTCATTCCTGTACTCGGACATCTTCTCAGTCAGGATGTAGTTTAGGTCTTCCTTGACCCGCTGAGCCTGCCGCTCGCGCTCAGGAGTAATACGACCAACGATCTTGGTCTTTACGGGACCGCCCGCAGGGAAGGTCTCCATGATTGCCTGAGACTGGAAGCGAACCGCAGCTTCAGACAGGATCGGGTGAAACACGCCGCAGGCCCCAGGCCAGGGGCTAGAGCGGTCCTCGATCTTCAGTCCAAGGAGGTCGAGTCCCTTCTTGTAAGTCTGCTCCCAATCTTCGCGGGAGCGGCTGTCAGATTCAAAATCATCCAACAGGTCATGGCCGATAGCCCCAAGATCGCTCTCGTCCATGTGTTCAGCAAGATTGGCATTGAAACCCGGCATCAGATCCTGGGACATCTCAGGACCAAGGATGATGATAGCCCCGCCGTCCTCCGTCTCAATCGAGACAGCGTCTGGATTCACGATCTCAATCTCAACGTCCTCGTCGGCGGGGTTGCCCAGCGGGTTCATCGCTTTGTCGATAGCCACAGCCAATCCCCTCAGTAGTACTCTGCGCGACGCGGAAGATCAGGCTCATCGTCGTAGTCCGAAGGCAGGCGCACAAACCCACCCTGTCGGTATCGCATCAGAGCCATAATCACCGCGTCAACATAGTCGTCGTGAGCCCCATTTGGGAAGGAGGCACATTCCTCGATGACCTCATCGGCCCATCGGGTTTCGGGAGCCCAGACTATACCAGAGGCAAACATATCGCTAACACTATTTGCCCGCATGATCTTGTCGCCCGAAGCCCTGGTCGGGGTGAATTCGGAAACAGGGATCCCAAGCTGCCGAAGCTCATGAATCAAAGGCAAGCCGGAGGCTTTGCCTTCGATCATCAGGGTATCTGGCTGCCACTCCTTATAGACCTCAAGGGCTCTCTGCTTCAGATCGGGGAATTCCATCCGCTCCTTGAAGGCGTCCAGGAGAATTAGATTCTGCCCCACGATCCCGTTGTCGTTGGGCTTGTCAAAGACGCCCCAGGTCGTGAAGGCGCTGTAGTCCGAGCGGTTGTTCTTGGTGAAGGCGGTGTCGGCAGAGATAATAATATACTCGCACTCGGGCGGGCGAGACTGCGGCCAGCGCTTCCACCACTCCCTCTTGAGGATCGCACCTTCGGCGTTGGTCGGCTGCTGCTGGTACTGCGCGTTCCACTTATGTGCCGGAAGCTCAGCCTTGAGCGCTTCGAGCGCTTCGATCTTCCAGAACTGAGGCCACAGAGAGCTTCCGGAGGGCAGAATGGCAGGAAGCTCAATTACCTCCCACTCGCTCTCTCCGTCTCCACGTTCCATAGATGTCTGGATTAGACGGCCCGTCAGATCCCGCTTACCCCATCGGGTCATCACGATCACAATGCGGGCATCCGGCTGGAGACGCTGTCTGGGACCGGACGTGTACCAGTCAAAGGCCTTGTCATAGATCGTCGGGTCATGGGCGGCGAGAATCGCCTCCTGCTCAGTGTGCGGGTCATCAATAATGAACAGGTCCGCACCCTTACCGGCGATAGCCCCGCCGACGCCTACGGCGAAGTACTCTCCACCCTTGTCGGTCGCCCAGCGACCAGACGCCTTCGAGTCCGACTGTAGCTT